GTGCTGAATGTTAGATATACGAAGTTAGTCGCATTTTTTCTAAGTTCCGGAACCAAGGGTTCTGTACCAATGGTGCCTTCAGGTAGGCCAAAGTAAAAAGATCCTGCTCCAGAAACTGGATAGTAGACGACTGAGTCAGCAACGCGGATAGAGATACTCTCAGCATCGATAGAATCTTGCGGCTGAATTACGTCAAAACCTTTTAAAATAAAAGGCTTATCAGAGCCAATGAAACTCTGTATGAGATATTTGAAATCGGCAGCCGTGAACGAATCGATCGATAGAAGATCGGGGAGATCTAGTCGTTCTGCACTTCCTAATAATAGCCTACCTAGTACTGCCAATTAGATTCTCCTTAACTTATTATTCTTAATAAGTTTTTCTACATAAGACCTTGAGCAACTCAGCGCTGTACATGCGTTTTTTATAGACGTGTAAATATTTCCATTTTCATCTACGATTTTAACCGCGTTTGGGTTATTTCCGCCGGAAACTCTGATGCTGCGAGCTTGTTTTTCTGCTTTCGTTTGCTTTCTACCCGACTTACCCTTCAATGTTAAATTAGGTTTACCTAATTTAGCGTCAGATAGTTTCTTTCTCATCTCTTTAGAAACTTTTCTGCCGGTCATCAGCTTGCTCATGTACTCTTTATGCTCTTGAGTGTGTGCTGCACCCTGTTTACCTAAATTAAGCGCTCTCAGCTTAAGTCTGGTTTCTTCTGGCAATTCTCTACCGGTCATAATCTGACTCATGTACTCCCTGTGCTCCCGAGTATGGCGTACTTTGCCGTTGAGATCAGTCGGCCTTATATTATAGCCGTAATTTTTATCTAAGGATTTAAAGAGCGACTGATACTTAGATTCAGCGGCCAGCAGCTCCTTATCACGGGGATCTTGAAACATCTCAATCAGTGTAAAGCTAAAATTCTCGATACCGAACTTATTTACGCTGTTCTGCAAGTGCTTATTAGCATGCCGGTTACTGCGCAGCTTGTGGTAATGCGTCTTAAGTCTAAGCCTCAGATCAGTGGACATGCCGATATACACCTTGCCGTTGATTTTGTTAAAGATTTTGTATACGCCGCTGCAAGAATACTGTATATCGTTTGTTGATTTTAACCACTGATCAACCACTTATGTTCTCACTTGCACGAGTAAAATCGATAATTACTTCTAAATTATACCGCGTACTGTGCTAGCATGTAACCATTATTCTATTCCGGTAGTTTGCTCTACAGGCCACAAGCCTTCCTTGCCACTGCGGTAAACATCTAGCACCGCATATAATTGATCAGGGAATTTAACCAGAAACTCAATAAAGATGCCCACTGATTTAGTCTGTCTAAGTAGTTCCTGTAAGACCTCTCTTGCCACAGATGGGTCGGTTATGTATGGAGCAAGTTCCTTGCCCGTACTGCTTATGACGTGTGCGCCGCGGCGCCTGATAACTGTTATTGACTCTCCAACCTCATGATTATTCTCAAAAACATAGGCTGGATCAAGCTGCATCGTTGAGTTAGTTGGCTTAAACAGGTATCTTATAGGGCCTTCCTGCTTCTCAGTACCAAAACCAAATATTACAAAGCCCTCTTGGTTAGGTATATTATTAACCGGACTTATGCTAAGCGTTCTCACGTTGTTGCCCGCCTTTATGGTGTCCTGTGAGCTAGTCGTAAGGGATGACAGGACGAACGCTGCATTAGAGTCCCAGATATTCGGACCAAGTATCCCAGTATCTAACTGGGCACTTGTTAAGTAGGCAAGAGCACCAGAATTGGCCATCTTTATTCTCTCTACTCTAGCTAGACCACCCAGTCTGATCCCTAGTTCTCCAGAAGAAACAAACTTAAATTGCGTAGGAGAAACTACCTCTGTGATTACGTATGTGCCGTCGATTTTGTCGTCTAAGCCAGGATTCACCTGTGGAGTATTCGCTCCATCTAGCACATTGAGCCACACATGGTATCGCTGTACATCGTTAGCGCTGCTTATCTCAAATCTCAGGCCATTCCCTGCAACATCGTATGTGGAGCCGCTAGATACTATAATTTGAGTTTTTTCAGGTAAAGATGCGGTACCTTGCTGCGATACCGCTATAACAACGCCACTATCTACGTCAGTAGCATCTGTAGCTGGACCAAGATTACTATTTGTGATCTCAACTATACTACCTGTATTAGTGGCACTAAAATCTGACTCATTAGATATTACTGTGGCCATTTTTTGAGCAACAGTTGCGCCCGTATCTGCTAAGTTGACGTCCACACGTATACTCTTAGTTGTAAGACTGGACTGTGTGTTCTGTACGCGTACTGCCTCACCTACTTTAAAACCGTGTGGTGTGGCCGTTTCTACTAAGACATCGAAGCCAGGCTGCCTTTCGGCTGTCACTATATCGTGCTCATATATGCTTGCTGTCTCAGGCAGATCTGGCGTGATACCCGTTAAGGTGTTGCCCACTTTAGCTGTGTAACTGTATATTTGCTTTTTATCAAATCTTGTGTCAAGTAGCTTAGATGTCTCTTCATCCTCAGTCTCAGTAAGTATCCTAGCTTTAATTTCATCTCTATTCTGTAATACAAATTGACCACCGAACAATGGCCATTCTTCAGCACTGTCGAGTTCTAGCTCCGTGGCGCTTATGCGGTTAACAACCGTATCAACAACACCATTAACGTGCGCACTGCCTTCAAGCCGGCGTTTAACAACGGGTGGAGAGGAGGGGATTTCAACAATGATTTCGCCTGGTGAGACTTCCCAAACTACAGCTCTATTTCTGTTTGTGTATACAACAATCTTTTCAGCTGTCATAAAATCAACAAAACTTTCGGGATCAGCAGAATGATCGTACGTGGTCTCTGTACCGGATAAATTTATAAACTCAAAAATCCCAGTACCCACATCCACTTTTGTTATCTTGAAAGACCCTTCATTGCCGGGAATCTCAATAATCGCTATGTCGCCGGCTTGTACACGATCTAGACCTGGTGCGGTGCCGCCTACATGCTCAAAGCTCATCGTGTCGCCGATTTTAGTAATATTCCAAACCGTGTTAGCGCCGGAGCCCGCATTATTATTGTATCCAGCGAATCTAAATTCACGATTAGCTCTACCACCAGTAATTTGCACAGAGCCTTTAGAGCCAGTGGTGCTCGTGAATATCCTAATAAACTTCCGCTTCTGCACTCTGTCATCGAACACGATAGCAAAGCTGTGCTGTGCTTTTCTATTTATGGCACCGACTACTTCTTCTGCTGTTGCGCTATGCACATCCGTAAAGTCATCAGCCTCAAATACGATGCTCTCGTCCTTGGTGCCGTCAACTGTGTATTCAATTTTCCAGCCATCTTTTAAATTGTATGGCTCAAAACCCTCTGATTGAGTAAACGAGGTGGTCGACTCTTTAAAGAAGAATATATCAAGCAACAAGTCTAATACTAATTTAACCTGCTTAGGCTGATATGCCAGCACTGGAATATAGGTTCTGAAGGCAGAATCATCCATGCCGATTAGTTTAGGTCTAGATACTTTAAAATTAGCGCCAAGCCTATCAAGATACGGTCTTGCGGCTGTTTTGACAAAGAACTGATTCCTGACTTCCTGGATTAGATCGGACAGTGCCTGATCAGACTGGCCGAGTGCTTCGATCAATGCTTTCCAATTAGGATTGGCGCGTGTCTTAAAGTAGCGCGGCATCTGATCGTGTATGCGGTCGATTTTCGTTTTACTATTTGCCATTACCTAGCACCCTTAAGATATTAACCTCGATCTGCAAACACTCCGTGCTATTTTCATGGAGCTTTTTTAAGCAACGCTGATATCATCTGGCTCTATAAACCCTTTCTCGTTATCGGCGATTGATATCCTCTCTGTGCTTGGCGCAGGTGTATTGAAAGTTACAGCTGCAACACCAGTGATATCCATTACTGCAACGATGATCTCAGATAAGATGACGTCCTCGCCTACACCTAAATCATTGATATAGTTAATTATAGCAGTTTTAATATCATTGCTAATCTCATTAAGGTTGACACCTTCATTTGTGGTAACCTCAATAGACACCTCAACTCTCCTAATAAGAGGCGGTAGGATCTCTATCGCACCGCCAACGGCTCTTCTTCCAGGGTAAGTAGCTGCTTCTGGCTCGAAACCGTCGACAATTCTCTGCACTGTTCTAAGCAGACCCGTATAGTAAGTATACCCGTCTATCCCTGTAGTGACATCTTCTGGATATCCCAGTTTGCCGATAGGGGTGATCTTAGTGCCATTGGATATAGACATCTTGTCTACTTTAGTTGCTGGCGTCAAGTACACAGATCTCCTATCAGGATTAAAATCATCGATAACTGTATGCTCTATCTGTCGGACGCTTTTGTAAATGTATTCTTGTCCCTCTAGAATAAAGAAGCCTAGTGGTGCAGTGCTTATCTTTCTAGCGACCTGAGATTGTCCAATTGAGTTCTTTACCCTGACAAAAGGGCGCCGCTCTGAACCCGTACCGAACTCGAGAATATTAAATGTACCAGAGTTAACCGCGCTGAACCAGTTATTGTTCGCTATATTATCAACGAAAAGACTGTCGCCTATTTGAACAGAATCGCCTTCATAAAATTTGATATCGCTGGTATTCTGAAGAAAGTTGCCCTTACCAACGTCGCTATTCTGATCAAAGCTGATACCTGGACTAGTAGAAGTTGTTCCTTCATAATTAGATCCAAGCTGTATACTTGTTGCAGCTGCCGCACTCGCAGGCGTCTCATCTATAAGTAGTGCGATAACTTGTCGATAGTGATCATCTGAGTCTTCTGGCTTTTTAACCCAGTCTCCTATCTCAAGATTCTCAAAGGTTCCAGCAACACCTGTTACTATGTTAAGATTTGATGTCCAGTTTGCTAAGAGACCAGTGTTGTTAAAAGGCACCAGTGTATCAAGCTCTTCTTGGGCGATCTCACTCTGGAATATTATGCTTCTATTGTCAACACCAAGAACTCTGAATATTCCAGAGTTATTACTGCTAAAAGTGGTGCCAGATATATTCATGAAATCGTCAACAGCAATACCGCAGTCTACAAACTGAGGCTCTGCACCGTCTAACCAGGCAAGCCTAAACAGATTGTTGAAACCTAAAGACTCGATCTTGTATCTTGTTGGGCTGGCTCCATTTACGTCATTGTGTTTTATGTTCCAGAAGATAACGGGTGTGGGTGTCACCTCCACTGTTCCTGTTCCAATAGCCTTGTCTCCCATGGCGACACCGTTAGGATTAACAACATCGACATATCGGTTAAGTGAGTTTACAGCTATAACAGGGAAACCAGCTATATTACCATCCCCGCTAGCGTTAGCCGTATTGCCTGAATCCCATGCGGCTGAGAAGTTCCCGTAAGCGTTTAGTAGGTCTCCCTCAACAACATCGTCAAAGTTGGCGCCCTCTTCTTGAACACCGGAGAACTGACTCAAGAAGGCAACATTCACACTTAATACAGCTCTAAGCTTAGATATGATCTGATCTTCAGAGTCACCTGATGCTATATCGACTTCAATCTTATTAGTTGCTGCTGTAAAGGCTGCACCCGTGGGAACTGTGCCATCGTTGTCGACATCGAACCATATTGCAAAGGTCGCACCGGACGCACTCTGAAAAGTAAAATAGTCACCTTGGTTAGGAATGCCGCCCACGGTTAGTCTAAAGTTCTGAGCGCTATCTATATCGCCAGCTTCAACAAGATCGATCTCTAGATTCGCTGCATCTGTAGCAGGATCATTAGCCTCAAAATCATCTGGTGGAACTGAAGGTGTACCTAACGTTAAATCGGTGATATTATAAAAAGATCCGCCGTCATTATGCTCCCATCTCCATACTATTCCTGTTGGTCTGCCATAGGCAGCGGATACATCAGTGACTGTAAATCTCACCAAGCTTGTCAGCCTGGTATCCTTCTGATTCCATCTATACTCAACGTTGCCGCCGCCGACACTGACAACGTCTATCGTGTCGCTGTTGAGCAGCCTAGAGGATCTTTTTGCAGGTCGAGTGTTTTCAACTTGGACGAGTTGCCCTTTAGTTAGGGTTACTGGAAAAGCACGTGTTTTAACCTGCAAGAAGTTTTGTCCTGTCTCTGTGCCAGGCGCAACCTGTGCTTCGCCAAAAATACGGAAGTCAATACCGTTCGCGCTGCCACCCACGACTTCAACAGCGCCCTGTGAACCAAGTAATTTTGACTTAACTTGAACTTTTCTTATATTGTTGGCGATCTTTACATCGGCAACAATAGGCAGCTGAGAAAGAGCTTTTTGCGTAAAGTGGTGTATGATGTTGTTTAGCGTTGTTGGCACGAGCTTAAAGTATTCACCAGCAGTGCCGTCCTCATTAGGGGTTGTATCTAGTTCATAGGATGCAGGTGATGAACCCGGTAACACGAGCTGATTCTTTAACGTGAAGTGCGGATTCAAATTCTGGAAATCTTTAACCCAGTTAATGCTGTCGTATAGTCTTATCCACCGGTTATTGTTAGAAAGCGGATCAGGTTCATGCCCGTGTGACAGTGAGACAGCGAAGTTGTCTGGGCCAGCAGGCACATACACCTCTTCACGTGTAGCTTTGAATATGCTATTGGTGACATCTATCTCCGTAGCAACTAGTAGAGGACTTTCAGAAATCTTAGCTACAATATCTGGCACAGCTGTTCCTGTCAGTGAGAATATCTTAACGCTGTTAGCCGTCGATATCGTCTCGACAATATCGTTTACGCCAGCTGTGTCCTGTGCAACAGTGAACCCCGATGTTCCAGCAGAAGCAGCAGGTCTAACGCCGCTATTAGCATCTGTAACCGTTATCTGGTTACCCAGTACTGTAGCTGCAGCAAACTGGAGATCAATGGCTATAAATACGGCTGTCTTAGTCGCTATTGTTGCAGCCGAATCGCCAAAGTTAACAGTAGTTATCTCTATCGCTCTGTTTGCGCCGTGTAGCGGCTCAGGTGTGGCACCTGAAACATCGTACCAAAACGCAACGCTGCCATTTTGATCCTGTAAGATAAAGTATGAACCATCTAGTGTTATATCTGGTAAGCCCACAGTGCCCGCAAAGCTAAATCCAGTTGCACTAGCTCCATCGGCAGCTGCCGCAAATGCCCCATTATCGGCATTGGTTATGGTTATAGATGTTCCAGATGGTACAGAAGAGAATTCTGAGTCTGCGGTAATTACGCCAGATGTAAGAGAGGTGACAGTTGCTGCGGTTTCTCCACCTGCCAAGGTGACCTCTATAACGCGATCAACACCTAATGCGCCGGCGCCCGGATTAGGTGTTCCAACGTTATAGTACACTGCAACCGCGCCTGCTGAATCGTTTATCACGAAGTATGTGCCGTCTAAACCAGCTGCCGATGCGATGTTCGACACCGTACTAACAGTCGGCGACCCAATCACATCATCGATCGTATCTATGGTTGTGACCTCAGGGCTACCCGGTACTGTCTCTACGCCGTTAGGGTTGTACACGTCTATTGTTTTAGCTGAATCGTCTACTGCGATAATACTAAACTGGCCAGCATTAGCAGAGGACACACCTGATCCCGGCAGTATACTCAGGATATCAAGAGCAACAACTGGTGTAAAAGCCGGTGAGTTGTTAAACTTGTATCTGAATATGCTGTTGCCTAAATCGGTCACTGTGAAAGTGTTTCCATCTGTAATGCCGGTAGGCTTTACAGGACCAGATCCAAACGTGTACGTGACAAGTGAGAAGTCTGGATCGTTATCGTGCGATATTGAATTCTGTAGGTCCGGCAACGTGGGATATTCAATCTGGAATCTAATAGATTCACCATGAGGTCCATATTCGGCAGAGCGCACCATAAACGATCCGCCACCAGAGCCAGAGCCACCAGACGTATACCAGTTTCTAGCTCTGAACCATACAGCGTAGTCCTTGAATTCCGTATTGTTAGAGTCTATCCCCCACACCTGCAGATTTCCAAAGTTAATGCCTGGTTCGTTATCAGCATCGTCCGCGGAGAAGGAGAACCCTGTTGTTGGGAAATCGCCGTTGATCTTTCCAGTCCTAGACATCTTGATGTCTATTGTCTTAGTGATAGCATCTTGATCTAGGATAAAAACGATGCTATCTTCTGCCGAGATAGCTGCTGGCCGCATGAGATTGAACTTTTCACCAGAAGATACGTCCATTATGGTTCTAGGTAACGCATGCTGCGTGCCGACTGTATCAGCAGGTAGATAGTCGCGTATTGTTCTATAGTGGCCCTTATTAGACCCATCTAGATAGTTAACGATATCGTCATATGCCAGATTGGCAGGCGTGAGTACGCCTGTTGATTGCAGCTCCTCGCTGTATGTGTCAACACCTTTTTCACCAGGCTCGATACTAGCTGTAAAATCGCCTTTTATGTCTGTGTACTGCACGCGGTTCAAGAAGACGGTCTTACCTGGCACGCCATCTGCGTTAGTAGATGTTGGGACTGTTCTCTTAAAATAAGAGACGAAGTCCTTATCTGCAACACGGCTCGCTACAAAACCAAGTGTTCCCTCTTGCTGACCGGCCAATGGAAATAGCGCAAGCGCGCTGCCTGATCCTGCAGGTGTCGCGATCGATCCGCCATCTTCCGTTGTAGAGGTTAGTTTTAAGCTGCTTGTTTTAAACACGCCGGTTGTGGTATTGATAAGATTCTTGTTGAACGAGTCGACCAGCTCCTGTATCTTAACAGAAGCTGGTGTCGATACGAAAGCAGCTTTCCACAACTGTGGATATGTAAGCGTTCTAAAGACCTGTATATCTTCGGATGCCTCTACTACATGCACGCCGGGAACTATATTTACGTTCTTTACTTCTATATAGGTGTCAACGTTAGACGTGACATGCTCGCCTTTAGATATTACTTTAAATATTCCAGTGTTTGCTGGATTTATCCATGAGCTTAGCGCACCGCGACTTGCAATAAACAGTGTGTCACCTGGAACAATAGCAGCAAAAGATACAGCGGAGTCCGACATGAGCCTCATGACGTCGTTGCCTTCATCCGTAATAGTTATGACGCTGCCTATCGCTAAATCAACGCCGTATCTGATGTTGACTTTTTCTGAGTCAGGAATAACAACTAGATTTGACGGTCTTCCGTCTGCATCGGTGGCAACATTGTATGAGCCCGTTGGCGTTACGCTTGAGAAAATAGCGCCCTTAGCATCTTCAATACCAGCTGTAATAGAATCACCAGGAGCAATCGGTTTAAGAATTCTCAAATTGCCGTTCTGCCGATTTAACTCAAAGTCAGAGTTTTTGCCTGTAGCTGCTGTTTCTTGATTAGCAAAAAGTTTGTTAAAATACAGACCGCCTATAACCTCTAAAGAAGAAGTTGACCCTTCTCTGTTAGAAGTTAGCTGCACTCTTCCACTGGATGTGGCGGTAGCAGTTAATCCAGCAAACTTCTTGTTTATTGCTTCAACCCAGTCATCCACTGTTAAAGCGACAAAAGGCGCTCCACCAAAATCAGCCTGAGTAAACAGTCGATCCTGCGGCGGCGTACCGTCTACAGATATGATAATGTTTCCTTCACCGGTGATATTCCATGTCGAAAACACACTTGTCAAGACTGTAGCTGATCGCTCTTTCTCAGTGAGCAGCACGTTATTCTGATACAGGCGTATGTACGAAAAATTGTTAGTTGGAAACTTTAGCACACTGTTTGCAAATAGAGCTAGATCATCGGTTGATCTAGCTGAAGAAACCTGTATTGTTTCAGCAGTATGGTCAAGCGGAAACAATAGTATTCTGCTAGATGTCTGCGTAAAAGTTGCTTTAAAAGTTGTGGCCTGATCGTTGATTGCTACAATAATCTCAGATATTGTTGCTGCAGCGATGTTGGAAAATAAGCCTGCAGTAAATGTGACGCTCTCTTCAACACCGTCTACTATAACGCGCAGCTCCATCTGATCAGATAGCTCATATGGACCATCTGCCGCATTAATTACCTGCGGTCTAGGCAGTGGAAAATTTGCCAATTGGAGAAACTCTTCATCGCCGTTGGCCTGATTTAGCAGTACATCTACTGATTGACCGGTATATGATGGTTCAAAACCAGATCCATCATCGATATACAATATGGATGGATCGCCGATCTTAGGTGGCTCAGTTATGACAGCAGAAGCGACCTGTTTCCCATCGTCGGAATCAGACACGCCAACAACGGCTGAAAGTATAGCAGATTCGGTGCCCCTAGCCAAAGTATTAGAGTAAGACTTCACTCTTTCTCTCAGCTCCACGTCCGTCTCTACGTTTGTGCCGTTTGTAAGCGCGGTGGTATTAGTTACTGCTGCTCCACTAAAAGGAGGAGAGCTAAACTGGACAATCGTGTTTATTCCAGCGTTACTAGATGCACCGGCAACTACGGCGATTATCTCAACGCTCTCTACTATATCTTCGCCAGCAGGAATAATTCTATCCCTAACGGTTTTGTATTCAATGGCTGGGCTTAAATTGTTAGCCGGTATCTGAACAATGGTACCAGAAGATATGAGCCTATTCGATGTCCCCTGACCATCGATTACTGTCTCAGAGATCAGGTGATCTTTCTGAAGAGACGATGCTAGACTTATTGTGAAGAACGAACCGTTGTTGACAATCGATGTGTAACTTATGGGGCCCTCAAAATTAGCTGTCCCTCTGCCGATAAACAGTGTGCCTGTCGGCGACCACTCAAGCGCGTTATTAACGAATATCTGCGTAGATCCCGCTATAGGTGCAGGCTTTACCTGGTAAAGCCCCGTACTTCTCTTAGTGATATTACTATCGCTAATATTAACAAAGCCAGTAGCTTTCTGTGAGGGAATGCGCGCTATGCCAAAATCAGCAGCACGAGCATCAAGATCGTTATTCCTAATAGCGTCCACGTTTAGCAGTTCAAGAACACTTAGGATAGAAGCGTTGTTCTCAAAATCAACTTGAGCGGCTGCTTCAAGTAGAGTGAGTAACGTAGAACCAGTATTCACGTCGTTCAACGGTGTATCAGCGATTATCTTGCGGACCATCTCACCTAGAATCTGGTTATAACTCTTTATTTCTACTGCCATGTTTATTAACCTGTATTAACGCTAAAGCTTATTGGGATAACCGTACCAGTCCCAGCCATTCTTACTGATAATCTGATCACCATCTGGTTGCCGGTAGGCTGACTTATATCTAGTGTTTCTATTCTACTAAATCTACTATCGGCATTAATCATACCATTTATACTATTGATAAGAGCTTGCTTTATCTCTTCGGGATCAGTAGCTTTTTGCCCCATTACCGGAGTGAGACCGAAGTCAGGGTGTCTTGGTAACTGCCCTCTTTCACTCATTATTTTATATTTTATAGCTTGAACAGCATTGGATATGCCGAAGCTCAAATCCAGATCGCTTGTCGACGTAAAAACTATGTCCATATCGCTATCTACAGCTAGATCTACTCCAGAATTCTTCTCATCTTCTGCCAAGGATTTTAAGAAAAACGGCTCTTCACCTACGCGCCCTTGCGGTAGTGGCTGCTCACTGGGAATCAAAATGAGGAACTGCGAATTAATAGTGTTCTGCTTGTAAATCCTTATATGGGCATTATCTATGATTGTGTATCTATCTAGATCTATTGGGCCATCTAACTCTATAACGATCTCGCCGGATATTGGTATCTCTTTTATATTGATAATCGATCGTTGCTCGGGCGCAGTTGTTGCATCTGATTTAAGAAACACCGCTTGGTTAATATAGAGTTTATCTATATTATTGTTGCCAAATGGATCGGTTTTTGCAATATTGATTTGATTACCGTCGCCGTTTGAGATTATAGGAATAGTCTGGCCTATCTCATCTATGTATGGTGGACGTAGACCGTTCGCAATAGCGATCTCTATCCAGCGATCTGGATCTCCAAAATATCTAGCAGCTAGATCTTGAAGACTATCGCCATAATTCATTCTTACTAATCTGCCTGATCTACCCTGGGCAATCTCAATATCTGGATTATTAGCATTTGAACGAGCAAGCAAGAATGTATCTACTGAAATAGTGTCCAGTGTGCTAATGTTAGCTAAAATATAATCGGTGGCAATAATGCCGGTATGTAGAGTTTGCATGTTAGTTATATCAGATATCCTGACGTCTCTGAGCTGCGCAACTGAGCTTCTATCTTTTGATGCATTGTAGGCGTCATCAGACAGACCAACCACGTCTGCAATCTCATCTCTAGCTGCAACAATATCACTGCGTATTCTTTGGAAATCTGTTTTTACAAAACGCCGAATTGTGGCTAGTCTAGAATCTATTAAACCCTGCTCCTGTCTCGTTATCGGGATTGAGGAGACGTCTATATTCTCCCATACTGCGTAATAGTCAGTGAGTACAGTAGATTTGCGAAATGGATTTATCTTTTTGTTGGCACTATTTCTTTGTCGTTCTATAAACCTACCTAGGCTGTCAACCTGCGTAATGAGCCTATCAGGATACTCATATAGTTCTGCCTTGTTGACCAGACTGTCTCTGATAAATTCCCAGTTGTCGCGAAAGTATGTCCAACGTAGTGATATGATATCACTTACGTCCGATAGTTTAAGTTTCTCGCCAGACTGATCTCTAAACCAGATCTTAAGCTCTGCTAAACTGTTAAAAGCTTGTGCTAATTTTACTGACATTATAGTAAACCACTGATTACTGCTGCAGCACTGCCTGCTGCACTAGCCAACGATGAGAACGGAGACTGCCCTTTGTAGTCACCCAGTCCTAATTTTGACAGCTGATTTAAGTCTGATGGACTGTCATTTACATTTCGTAGATTGTAACCTCTCATCTTTATGCTGTAATTGTACAGCATAGGGTTATCTGCGTTCCTGTTAAGGGTAAACGACTGAATTACAACATCGTACTGAACGCCGTCTTTATAGTTGAGGAACTGCAGCGGGTGGGTTTTTCTCTGTGTACCGCCTAACGCAGAGACACCTGCAGCATCTTTCTTATACTGTAAAAGAAATCTGTAGAAATTATGAAATGCTGCATATCCGCTAGACGTAGCAGCTACGCCACTTTTCATTTTTACTCCGTCACCCAGTGAATTCGTGATATCAGTGTATGCGTCTTTGACCTGATTTATAGTATTAGTTATCTCTGGTAGGAACCCACCGAGATCGACACTGGAATTAGAGAATTCACTTCGACCGTCAGATGTGACATCTGTATCAGCATTGCCTTCTTTTCTTTCATCTATCCACCTAGGTGCGATACCTGTTGTGCCAGATATGTCTATATCGTAGTAGCGAACCTCAGAATGCTCTTCAACGACACCGTATAAGGTGGTGATTATATTTGTAGCAAATTGGGTTGTCACATTTATGTTAGAAGGCAGTATCGGCAGATAAAATATACTGGTATTGACCTTACTAGTGGCTCTCCTGTTAAAGAACGAGAATCCATAAGGTAGCGATTTGTACCAGTTAGTGGGTTCTACCGTATATATGTCATCTAGTGTTGCAGTATCACCTGCAGCACCTGCCCTAGATCCACCTATAATGCCAGCATATTTTTGACCAGTTCGTGACATAATCTCTCCTCTCTATAATTATATAGCAAATCTGCTCAATTATAGGGAGCCCTTAAGCGTATTAAGCTTTACTATTAGGGGTGTTATAGTACTAGCCCATTGAGGCGATGCCATGATAGGGGTGCATGTCCCTACAGGACTAGTTACAACTACTTGACCTATGCCGTCAAGTATCTGAAGTAGTCCGTCGATTAGCTCAATGGTATCATTGCCGATGGCCACCTGTGTACCCTTGATACTCATCTGTAGAGCTTCAAATTTCATCGCCGTGGTAGCTTTCATCTCTGACTCAAGTACTTCAACCTTGTATGTATCCGTTGTTACAGACAGCTCTCCAAGCGCGGGGTTGCCGCCAATAGATATTATATTCTTACCGGATTCTATAAGAATGGTTCCGCCAGCTGGATCTCGAGTAAGCTTAATCATGTTGGCGCCAAGCTCATTACTCACATCGATAGCGAAACTACCTGTGTTATCAAAACCAAAGAAGGAGCCCGATATCAATGGGTTATATTGGGCTTCTGCTACCTCAGATAGACCCGGTGGGATAGGCGTCGCATCATTTAACGGCGCACCCTGAAAAGTCACAGTGTATGCCCCTTCTGGGTCAATTTTAGTCTCTAAGCCATTATATACAGAGTGATAGGCGAGAGTTCCTTCTTCTGTGACTTGTTTCCTGGACGGGTGCCGAACAGTTCCAAGTATCACACCTTCACGGCCATTACCGTCAAGTGGCGCAACTATAACTACTTCACCGTCTCTCATGTTATACGTGCTTGCGGTGCCAGCTGGTAGTAAGCCTGACGAAATCGGCCCTCTCAACCAAGGTTTTAAGCGTATCTCTTCAAAATTGTAAGGGCTATTAAATCTGGTCATTGCAAAACAGGATATGGGTACTTGCTTGCCGCCTAAGTAGTACTCAACAGTGTAAATAGTATTACCATCACTTAACAGCTCAGATTTTCTAACGATTCCGATATAGATTCCAGTAAACTTATTATCAGATATGCCGTATGCATCGTCGTACTTAAATAGGGAACTATCTTGAACAATATAATCAGACATTATCTCCCCTTAAGTTTCTGTATATCTGGATCACTCTCTACTGAGGTACCAAACACGCTGCCTGTATTCTTCTCACTCTGATTATTCAGCTCTTCTGCGTCGTCATCAATTGCGCCACCAGATTGAGCGTCAACAACTGCACCTCTCTCATCGGTTATCACGCCTCTAGAGAATTGAACGGTTGTAAGAAAAGATCTTGCACCGTTCTCATTAACAGTGAATGTATGAGCCACATTCTCTACATGAGCCAGCACGAATGTCTTGTTCCCTCTTCTTTCTAACTCTCGCTGCTTGACGTTAAAGGGTGCGCCAAAGACACGCGCCGGTATTTGTATGTTGTCTCCTACCTGTATATACTCCTGTCTACCGATAAAGGTAACTGCGCCGTTGAGCATGTTGTGAGTATTGAAATACCACTCACGTAGCAGTCTTCTCCACTTGATTGCCCCGAAAGGATCTAGTGCACTGCCTTTAAGCGGTAAGTATTTAACTGTTTCAATTAGCGGCTTAAAACCGTCTCTCTCAAATGCGATCCGGTCTTTTTCCTGTTGATCAGTTTTAACAGCTACATCGTATGCGCCCTGCTGAGTTAGCGGCTGTGGTCTTATTTCGATAAAGTTAATTTTATCTCTCCAGTTAGTACCGGCATTAATGCTTAGTATTTCTTCATCGGGTATCTTTATTTTTCTAATATTTTTAAACGGCGATATTAGATTCTCAACCTCAGATTTATTAGGAAAATTCTCCCTATTAACAAAGGGTTTTATTCTTTTATATAGAGAAAGTTGCGGCCTGTTACCCTCAAATCTAATATCAGCTATCAACTCATTGAGGGTAGAATTACAATTGTCCATCAGCAACTGCCAAAAAGTATTGGATCCATACAGGCTGTTTGGCGTAGGGTACCCGTATGCTTCTCTAGGATCACCGCTATACTTATCGTAAGACTCTAAGACCCCATCAACTATCTTTATTAGCTGCGAAAGATTGAAGCTAGGCAGCTTTACTTCTGGATCTACGAACTTCATATAGATCGCAGCGCTTAGCGGAAGTAAAAACTGGTTTTCTGATGTAAAAAGAAGATTTGGAACTTTCTTTGAGAATATCTTTTTTAAAAGCGTTAGCGGATCACCCCACAGGGCCTTTAGATCGTTGCAGATCTCCGATGATGTTGGCAAGCCTGTCTTAGAGAGATAGTAAGTAGTAAGGCCTTCAGCTAGCAATAATGCAGCATGGCCAGGAACAGTAAGAGTATCAAGATTATTGTTCCTTGCAATAGGATCTATATATACGACAGTGTTAAAGACACTTCCCCAGTCTTCGCCGGTAATAACATACTCAGTCATTCGGGCGCCAGTAGCTTGGTCAACATTTACCACTGCTCGAACAGAATTAATGCGACCAAGCATCTTGAATGTTTTTGGATCCACAAAGCCTGGGAACACGTCTATTGTGGGCGGTATATCTTGCTGAGGCGACATGAGTATTGCGCACCAGCTTCCCGCTGTAAGTTTGGTAACCCAGTTTACAGTAGGAGCTAGACGTATCTCGAATGTACCTGCTGGAGCAGACTTTGACTTGTTTGTAGATATGGATTTCAGGGATGAAGTGTTGATAACAACCCTAGACTCAGTGGCACTAGAATTCTTTGCACCGCTAGCGTCTATACGGTCGACATAGTTCCATGTTAATACCATAGCACTAGGGTTTGTTAACACTGATCTGTGATCCGATGGCATACGGTAGTCCTTATGGGCGCTTAATCTTACCTTTTGTACCCTGAGAGTCTATACCTGGTACGCTTGGCATCTTTTTCTGTATGACTGCATCAACTTTTTCTATCAGTAGATTCATCCTTTTGTCAAAGTTCTCTATGCTCGTGTTGAACCGATCTATGTTCCCAGTAAACTGCGTAAGCGGTGCCTGCATCTCTTTTGCTGACTCAGCCACATCATCTTTAAAGCTCTGCAGGTTCAGGCCTTTTTCAGAGATACTTTTCATTATCTCTCCGACCTGCTGAATCCCACCAATTGCCTCACTGAAGTTCCTCACACCATCGGCAAAAACTTTAGCATCGCTTATAGCGCCAGCCTGTATTCCTTTTTCGCCGCCGGCTGCAAATTTTCCTTGCGCATTTGTTTCTGCTTCTTTCTCTGCGGCTGATCTCCTATACTGTAAGCTTGAAGCTGTAGCCTCACCAGATGTCCCAGCTCTAATGCCTGCTGCATTAATATAAGTTCTTGCTTTATCAGACATCTCACTAGGCAGTAGTCCACCTTCTTGATACTTCTTGATTTCAGCAGCAATATTCTCATCTAGACCAATACCCAGTAAACGATCCACTGCTGAACCAGTAGATATGTTCAGTGCCTTATCGGTCTTAGTCTTATCTGTAAGTATGGTGAAAAGACCTTTCTTAATAGCGAACTCCTTCGCTTCTTTCTCTTTACCCTTGGTGCCCTGTAGTCTACTCAACTCTTCTAGATCCACATTTGAAGCTCTAGCGACCGCGTCTAATTCCCACCATTCCGCTCCTTCAAACTCGGTTCTTAATTGTGAAAACTCTGAAGAGTTATATATATCTAGATCCGTGCTTGTAGTAAACGCTTCTGCTGTCTGCGCACCCAACTGTGCAGCTCTAACTGCCATGTTTTTCTTGACACCGGATGCTTGAAGATCTTGAAAGCTTCTACCTAAGATATTAGTTGCTGCTGTAGCAGAATCTATACCAAGAGATGCCGATCTCTGGTTCATCTCGCTTACTGCACCAACCATCTCCATAATATTCTTAGATGAATCCATACCTGCGGCAACGGCCTGTCTGAGTATCTTCTCAAAATCTTCTTTGTCGCCGCCTACATTAGTAAGTTGACCGCGTGCTTGTATATACTGCTCAGGAGACTCTAAATATCCTGCTCGCGCAAGCTGTCCGGCGCGAGTAACATTCCCCATTAATGTGTCAATGCCGGCTTGACCAGTGAGACCGCCAGTTAGTTGTTTCCCTATTGCGCCCCTGAAGCCGCTGATTACACGAGGAATGTCTTTTAATCCTAATCCTGCCTGGTCTGCAAGCTTTTCTATGATATCCTTGTTCATGAGCGTGCTCATTACAAGCTCTCGATCCCCACCGCCACCAACAGTGCCGGTGCTTGAAACCACACTCTGTTGAGTCGTTCCGCGTGTAAGAACTTCTCTACCAAACGGCGAAGGAGTCGCCGATACTGATCTGCTTCCACTTGTCGGCGATACAAGATCAGAATCTGTGCCCATTAGGTAATTTTTTATAGCGTCTTTAGTTTCAGAATCTATTTCTGGAAACTTAGAGTCAGACTGCTGTCTCTGTCTTGCGCCGTGATCTATCAAGCCGGTATCGCGCGCGCGCACGCTATCTAGTTGTATGCTGGGCATTGCTTGAATCGGCGCCGCACCTGTATCAAGCATGCGAGCTGCTGCATTAGCATTTCTTCCCATCATGCCGGTGCCCTGATAGGTTTTTACACTTGTTGGCCCAAGGTTGGCGCCTAAACCAAGACCCCTAGTTGCAAGCGTT